CTGCATTTGGTAATGCACTGGATTAGCATACTTGTTTATAAAATTTTCATCTAAGAAAACGCTCGAGTACACACTGCCGGAATTGGTCCACACAATGCGGTTTCCTTTGTACTCATCGATAATGCGGTCTTCTCTTTCTGGAAATGACCAACATATCAATACTAAATCCGACGAAGTAAAGTTGTAGTGTTCGTCTACTTGCATCAGCATGTTAGCAATATAGTAATTGCCAACGCCAGATTTACCAAAGTTATAAAACTCTTTGTCAGGAAATTGGCTTGCTAATAGGTTTGCCCATGTGTCCCATGCAAAGTTAGTATAACTGCATCCGAAAGTAAAGATACGATTGTACTTGTCTAGATCGAGCTGGTACATACTGTTATAGACCTCCGACTCTGCTATACGACGGGGCAGTTTGTGTCGGATGGCGGCGTTCGTTAATAAAGCTTGTGATTGTGCCGTCGATGTTTTCGTCAATTACACCCGATGCGCCATCGTCGAATCTTACACGTATACGAACAGTGGTTGTAGTTAACATGTATGCATAAATTCTGTATAACGCAGTTGTGTACGGTGACGATCCTGTTTCGGTGTATAACAACTGGTAGGAACCTGTAAGGTCAAGATATCCTATGCCCGATACTTGTGTTTCGGTGTTTTTGTATGTTGCTGATCGTGCCAGTTCAATGTTCCCTGCATCGTTTAACAGGCTGGTCCATTCGGCATTTTTTGCAGTTGACGAACCACCGGTTCTTGATGCAGACATTATAATACGTCCACCAAATATAAAAAAGTTGTTAATGGCAGTAGTTGATGGGAAAGAAACATCAACATCGTAAAATATGCCTCCGTTCCAAGCAGTGGTTCTCGAAGTTGTTAATTCCAAGGTATTTGCATATTGAGAAATATTCCCTTTAAGTAAACGGGCAAGATCAGTTCCGTTGTTACGATATCCGATATCAGGTATGCGCTGGTCCTTTTCTAGACCTCGATAGATATTCGAGAAATTTGTCCCGGTTTCTGAGTAGTTGATAGTACCCGACGTTCCTGCTTCGAACAAGTTGTCGAATAACACTCCGTTTGCTCTATAAGTCATTTATACACAATTCCATAATAGTTTTGTGTATTTATCAAAAGAAAAGGGCCTTGTGGCCCTTTGTCTCCCGTGCTACTTTCCTTGTACAGCATAAACAAATGTTTAGTGGCACATCTTCCGTGATGTAGTGTACGTAGCACTTTTAGTTTCGATTTTTAGGAATCTAACATGGCCTCACGTTCTAGAATGTGTTAGCCTATTCTCTATTTATATACTTATATTTCGTGTAATGTATTGTCCTAAACTACAAAATTGACTTTTCTTTATCATTTTATTTTTCTTTAATTTAACCGATTGTACACAGCATTTCCTCGCTCTGCATTACGGTAAGATAGCAAAGCAGTTTCGAGTGTTTTAAAACAATCTATCTGCTTAACTATGTCTTCTATTTTAGCATCTTGAGAAAAAAAGTCAACCATTTTCTCATCTTTTTCTAAAACTTTTTTATATCGAGTGTCAATGGAAAGTTTAGCAAGTACCTGCTGAGTTTCACGATCAACAAAAATGATAAGCTTTTGCTCGGTTGTTATTTTTGACAATTTGTAATTTCGTTTTTTGTGATTGCGTAACAGTGTTTCGATACGCGCTACCAGTGCATCCCATGCTTGTGCAACTTCACCTTGACTGCTCATATTCTTTCCTTTTGATTTCTGCTTGTTCGATCCATACTGCAAATGATTTGCGATTCGGGCGGTTGTTGATTGCCTGATATGTTCGCCATTCGTCGACACGTTCGGTGCTATACATTGATTGTATATGTTTGCGAGCATTGCTATCTAAGTGAACGTAGCCTGGCCATGTTTTAGAATTCTCGCCTGTCATGAACTCTGGCAGGTCGTTAAACTGCATTGACAGGCATTCATGCGGACTTATTTCGTCGTGCGCTTTCGGGTATTTCAACAAAGGGTGAGCAGACTGAAATGCACGATCAAAATTTAACGCTAACATAAACGAAGTATATGAACCCGGTGTTAGCCCGTACACAAAAAAGTTGTACACTGCGTCGGCTATGTTTTCTTCTATCAAACGAGGCTCTGGTTTAATATCGTGCATATTGTTTCCTTGGAATCTTTCTACAACTATACTTGCAAGGTAGTGGCTTGTCAACAGATAAATACACAAAACAGGAGTTTCGAATGCCACGAATATCACTATGGAATCCTAATAAAGGAACCGATTACAAATACGCCGACGAGATTAGTAGCGAAATTACTAATACTGGCGGTGCAGGAATTTTAGTCCACAAGTACTTAGGTAGTGGCGACAGCGAAGACGTAACCGAAATACAGGATGTTCTGTTTCTTGAGAATCGTGACAGACGATACAGTCAAGATGTTATCGAAATGAGAGGTCACTTTCAGCCAGTGGACACCGATTACGATCTTTCTCAGTTTGGTATATTTTTATCAAGCGAAATACTAAGATTCGATTTTCATTATACAGACATGATCAACATGCTTGGTCGAAAAATGATGGCAGGCGATGTGTTTGAAGTTCCGGCACAACGAGACATCAGCTTAGATGGCGTTCCGGTTAATTCGTATTATGTGGTACAAGATGCAATGTATTCTGCATCAGGGCATAGCATGACTTGGTATCCTCACTTTTGGAAAGTGCGTGCTAAGAAACTAGATGCATCACCAGAGTTCCAGGATATTATCGATTCGGCAGCTACTAAAGCGTCAATTGGCAACGAAGGTCAAGGCACAGGCATTGTTCCAGATTCAATTGAAGACTGGTTAGAACACGGTGACCCCGAAACAAGAAACGCACTTGACAAATATGTTAAGTACCTTGGTATTACAGACGGAGTAGTCGACGAAGCCGAAAAGAATGTGTACTTTGATCCTAAGTATTTTAATGCACAGCACTTGTATGTAGTCACTGACGAAAACGGTTATCCACAGTTGCATTACTGGTTCGGGGGTGACGGTCAGCCACCAAATGGCAATTTGTTACGTGGTGTCGGTGAGACTTTTCCATCGGATATGCAAGACGGTGAATACTTTCTAAGAATTGACTACAGTCCGGACAGACTGTTTCAGAAACAAGGCAACACATTTAAACGCATCGAAGACGATATCAGAAAAATATGGACAGCGTACAACAAACGACTAGATACATACATTAACAATAACCAAATAACTTCGTTCGACGATGGGGTAACTGTTCCAGAGAAAACATCGACCAGCTCAGTTGCAGAGTCTCGCACAGATTTAGATGCAGACAAAAAACAAGAAGTTGAACAACAACAAGAAGAAGACAGCTTTATTGCTAGAAAAATCGGTAACGTTGGGCAAGGGGATAATAACACATGAAACAAAGAACACACCTAGACTGGGTCAACGAAATAAACCGTTTACAAGGACGCAATCATGTTGCAGTGCGTACTGAAAAAGAAAGGCAACTAAACGAGCGCATTGACGAATTAGAAAAAGAAAACAGGCAGTTACGCAACGAACTAGACAATAAAAAACGAGATTTAAAATACTCGCAAGGAAATAAATAATGGCAATTGTATATATGCACACAAACCGAACATCGGGCAAATCGTACATTGGCCAAACGGTTAAAACAATAGAAGGTAGATGGGCCGAGCATTGCTCTGATGCTAAACGTACATCAGGTAGAAAATTTTTTAGAGCAATAAACAAATACGGCATCGATGACTGGGACCATAAAATACTTTTCGAATCCGACTGTCCGGACAAAATTTCAGATCGGGAAATCGAACTTATAGAACAGTTTAACACAGTTAAAAAGGGTTATAACACCAGTAACGACAGATTTAGAACAGGCACATTCCACAGGCCAGAGTCAATTGAAAAGATGAAAAAGTCCCAAAGAGAAGCTCATGCTAAAAGAAGAGTAAATGGTACCGAAGGTAGATGGAAACGAAAAGACGGCGGTGCAATGAAAGGAAAACCTCATCCTAATAAAGGCGGTACAAATGCAAACAAAGGAAAAAAACGAGTTTACAGAAACGACGGTACTTGGTACATGTCTAACGGAGTAGCATAATGACATTTTTTTACGACGGGCAGATAAGAAGGTACTTGGTGCAGTTCATGCGCGTGTTCTCAGATATCAAGATTCAAACAGGACCTGATGCCAATGGTGTTACTTCTCAGAAAAGAGTACCGGTTATTTACGGGCAAGCGTCTTGGCAGGCATCGCAAATACTAGCAGGTCAAACTCAAAACACGTTACATCCTGTGCCATTAATGGCAGCATCAATAGTAAACGTTGAACCTGCACCGGAACGCAGATATAATCCTGCCCACGAAAGTACAGTACACGGTACTGAACGCAAATACGAAAATGGCCAATACACCGACGAACCCGGTAATAAATTTAGCGTGTCTCGTTACATGCCAGTGCCGTACAATGTAGACTTAACACTTGATGTATGGACTTCTAACACTTCAACTAAATTGCAAATTCTCGAACAAATACTTTCGTTATTTAATCCGGCATTGCAATTACAACAAAATTCAAATCACTTTGACTGGAGTTCGATATTCGAGCTAGAACTAGTAGACATTACTTGGACTAACCGTGGACAGATTATGTCCGAGGACGAAAGAGAAATTGCTACACTTACGTTCAGGATAGGTATTTGGATCAATCCGCCGGCTAAAATTAAACGACAGTCTCTTATACATCAAATTGTAACCAATATAAATGCAGTAAACGATCTGTCTGATACTGACATCAGCAACGAAATCGAAAACCCACTTGATGCCATAGGTGAAAACTTGTCGCAAATTGTTGTAACACCGGGTAATTACAAAGCGTCAATTGGGCTAGATCCTGATTATGCAATCGACGAGCTGGTGTTACTGTCGGACGATCCTGCACACAAAGGAAATTTAAGTTGGAAAGATTTACTAGATCAATATGGTTATATCAATCCGGAAGCTACACGAGTTAGACTGAAGCCTACAAACATGTTAGAGGATTTTGACAACGATGTGCTGGGCACAGTTGAATATACCGATCGGCCCGATGTGTTAAAAGTTTCAATAGACCAAGACACTTTACCGTCACTTACAGTTGGTACAGTTATTAGTGCAATTGACCCTCAGACATTTTATCCAGGTGCAGGAATGAGCAATCCTGTTGCAGGTGACAGATACATTGTGCTTGCACCTTTAGCGAACGGTGAAGAATCCGCTATTGCCAATGATCATCCTTACTGGGGCAACTTTGATCCGTTTGAACACGACATAATCGAGTTCGACGGCTCAGAATGGTCAGTTGTGTTTGATGCGGCTGAATCTGCAGGTGGTGACATTGCATATAACACAGCTGAAGATTCACTAATAAGATTTACAGGCACCTGGGAATTTTACTACTTCGGATTGTACTGCCCGGGATTTTGGCGCATTGAAAACTTAGTAGACCCTGACACACCAACAGATTACATTAACTCATGCAACAATTAACAGATAAAACTGCGGTTGGCGCAGTCATCATTGCTAAAGATACACATCGTGTTTTACTAAACATGCGTTCTCCTTACAAGACTCACGGTTATCACTGGAGTCTGTGGGGCGGCATGATGGAAGAACAAGAGATTCCTAAAGACACACTGTTAAGAGAACTGGACGAAGAAATGGGATTTGTGCCAGACATAGAACGTATATACCCTTTTGATATTTTCGAATCTCGTGATAAAAGTTTTCGCTATTACACCTTTGTGTGCATAGTCAAACAAGAGTTTGTTCCTCAAATCAATAAAGAAGCGGTGGGCTACTCATGGGTCAATTTCGGCTTATGGCCTAAGCCTATGCATTTTGGCGCAAAAAAAAGCTTGACCACTGCAAAAGCAATGGACAAGCTTCGTCTTATACTAGATCAGCATTAAGTTGTTGAAGTACCACTTGTTCTTACATTGCCTTTACGTTCGTCGATAAACGCTTGCATCTTGGCAATAAAATAGTCTTTAGTGGGCCGATCGATATAAACAGAATCAAGCGAACGCATTTCATCAAGTGCTACGGTAACTGTACCTGTCATTAATGCAATGGTTATGGGCTCTAATTCTTTTGTGATTGCCTTTGTAACTTCTAGTGGTATGCCGTCGGCGACATTTCCGCTGCCGAATTCTAAAATTAAATCTTTGCCGAATTCAATCGCAGCATTAACTTTTTCTTTACTGGTAGGTTGATCTACTGCGTCTTTTTCTGCATCTGACATCTCCGTTATTTCATCACCGACTAGCTTCCAGTATTTTCGTGGAACACCTGTAACTGCTGATAGATCCGGGTTAAGTATCCATTCGTCGTTATCGAAATCCGGTGTGTTTACACTTTCCCTGTATATCATTGTGCTTTTTTGTATTGCGCTTGCCATAGTATTATATGCCCCATTTAATTTGTAAATATTTTTCTATCTGCTCGATTTCTATGTCTTGTAGCACACGATCGAAAATAACAATTTCGCAAATTGCGCCTGCATATCCGTTATTACCGGATGCTTCGCGGCGAGTTAGCTTCGGGTCAGGATAATCAGTTAAATCTTGAGTGTTTGTGTTAGATCCGACTGTGGTTCCGTTTAACCGCAAAGTCTTTCCGTTGGTACCATTAATCATTGTATGCAAGCGTGTAACGTTTGCGTCCTGATACGCACTGGAAGTCACATTAATATCGTTATTCCACTGTGCAAAAGAAAATTGGTTGCTGGTACGATATCCGATATGCAAGTTAGTGTTAGTCAATGCG